ATTAGAATTAGGAGAAGATTATGTTGGTAGAAGATATGATGCATTTTTTACTCAAGTTCCTGTAAATAAAATAATGTCTCACAAAGAAAAAGTAGAAGAAATAAAAGATAATGTCCCTAGAACTAAAGAAAATCTAGTCGATTCTAGCTATATTGACAGAAGCAATGTTAGGCCTGATGACCCTAGTATAACTTTAAATAAAGAAGAAGAATTATATTAATTTAAACTATTAACAAACTTAGTAACATCTTCTGCTAAGTCATCAAACATAAATTTAGTTTCTTGAGTAAGGGCCACTATTATATTAGTGTGCTGATACTTAGGATATTTTTCTTTTAATGTCTCATACAATTTTTTGTGATTGACTGTATTATAATCAAGCACTAATTCAAATTCTCTGTTGATTCCAACATTAAATCTTCCAACGTCAATAAGTAAATCATATTTTCTTCTTATCAGATTCTTTCTTTGAATTTTCATTTTCGTTTACCTCTGTGGCAATAGCTCCTAATATTTGATTGACTTGATTCCACGGAAGTGTGGATAAAAAATTAACTATTGATTGTATTAGTTTTTGACTTATCTCGTATTTTTGCATCTTTTTGTTTCTCCTTTTGTAGTTGTATAGTTCTTAATTCTTCAGTAATAATAGCAGACAAATCGTCATGCAAAACTTTTAAGTATCCAAAGAAATTTGTTTTAGTAGATATCTTTACATAACCTTTATCCTTTACTTGCTTTGATTCAAATGAATCTAAAGATAAAAGTAAATCACCTGTAAAGGGGTCTTTCAGTATTCTCATTCAGAAATACCATAGTTATTAAAATCAATTAGTTTTATAATAGGAACTAAATATCCCCATGAAGTATTGTTATCCCCACCAGGAACTTTATTAAAGTTATTCTTATTGATAATACTTCTCAAATCTTTTGTCTTTAATGTTATGTTAAAACAAAATCTATCGCCACTGTAGAAATTAATTGTCCACCATTCTGCTTGTGTTTTTTTAATCCCACTTTCTTTTCCCCTACTTTGGTATTCACAATAGTGATTACCTGTCTTAATCCACTTATCTCTTTCAGACTTTACCTCAGTCTTTTCTCCTTGTTGTATTTCAGCAACAACAGTCTCCCCTTGTTTACCCCACTCTAAATCATACTTAAAATCTGCGTTATGTTTCAATTTAATTTTTTCCTCCAATCTTCTAGATTTATAAGATTGTCTTTTCCATTTTCCATTTCATTTATTTGAGATACACTTAAACCAATATCATATACCATATCAGGGTCATCCATTGCTATTTGACATAGACCTAAGGCTACCGCATAGCATACTTTTTTTTCTTCTGTGTCTTGTTTATAATTTTTATCTAGACCACAAATAAACTTACCATTTTCTCCATAAGGTTTGACAACTATCACTACCCCATCACTATCTAGTGTTATATCTTTAACCATGTACTATCTCCTTCGGACTGTTTAATTCTGCATACCAATAATATTTAGGACTTTTTGCTTTAGATTGCTGTTGGGGCAAGTACTCAATATTATCACCCCAACATTTATGTTTGTATTGACAGAAAGAACAGACAGTACCCAAAACTTTATTACCCGTCTTCTTTTGATAGAAAGACTCTTCTTGTAATTCATATTCTCTTTTAAAAGGAGCATCTTCCATTAATGCTTTTACATTATTATGCACTTTTTCTAGTGCTTTTTTCCTATACTCTGAATCATCTTCAGGAGGTTCACTAACTAATATTTCTCCTGTAGATTTATTAATTACAATCCACCCACCAAAAGGTTTATTTGTGGCTTCCGAATATAGATATCCTTGGGAGAGATACCCGAAGACATCGTCTTCAGCAATTTTGTGGAAGCCACCCCCACTTTCCCCGAATTTTTTTTCAAAAGCAAAAGGTGAAGCGGATTTTATATCATAGACTTTATCATCTATAATTATATCATACGTTCCTTTTATATCAAAGAACTCTGTGTTCAAACTAACCTTACCTTGAACTCCTTGAATCTTTGCTTTAACTGTTCTCAGTAACATAACAGCAATAGCTTCTATTATATCACCAAATAAATTTCTTAACTTAAAATTATAATTTTCATAAGATACTATCTTATTATCGCCAGAATACTTTTTATCCATTTGTAATTGGCATAAGGGTTTACCAACATTAGACATTCGTATTCTAAAATCTGTTTCTCTTTTGTCTGTAAATTGTTTTCTTACTGCTTGTTCACATTCTTCTTTAAACTTTTCTATAATAGGTTTAGGTATAGCGACAGGCTCTCGTTGAGCCTGTGCTAAAAATGATTTTACTTCTTCTAAGAAAGTCAAGCAGTCATTTCCTTCATGATTTCATTATCAAGAACATCTTCTGCAGTTACTTGATTTTTCTTTGCTTTATCATGTTCCGATTTAACATAATCGTTTTCTTGTTTTACATAGTCTAAAAAGTTTTTTAGATTAGTCTTGTCTACATCAGAAAACTTGACATCTTTATTGGCATCTCTAATCTTTGCCGTAAAGTAAGTGACACTACCTTTAGTATGTTTTTCTGTTCCATTAAAATCCAAAACAGTATTATACATAATTTTATTTCTTTTAGATAGACTTTTTAATTGGTCACCTATAGGAAGAAAGTTAACACCTCTAACTCTGTAGAGTACAGGCTCTTCAGTTATAGTAACTTCTTGCCCTTTAGATGTCTTTCCTTTTGCCGATGCCACCCCAAACACATTTCGATAACAAGTAACTTTTTCTTGTTGAATCTTAGATGCAGGGTCTAGGTCTTCTCTTAATGCTTTAGGTACATTACCACAAGCATCAGTTCCATTAGAGTCAGGCTTTGCGTCTGACCAACTTGTAAACATAACAGATTTATAATTGTTGTGTTCGTCTTCCTCATCGTATTTATTATACTGAAAGGTATTTAGAAAAGGTCTGAAAGATACCTTCTCTGCAAAGACAAGTCCGTGTTTCTGACTGTCTATTTTATATAGACCTCGTTTTATCAGATTACCTTCACTGTCTTCGGTATCATAATTAATTGATAACCTAGAGAGAGAAGAGCCACCTGTGTCGATGTCTTGCCCTATCATTGCCATCAATTTATCGTTGGACATAGTATCTATATCCGCTATTAGTTCGTTTGACATATAATGCCTCCTTTTTATAAACGTATTATATCATATAACTGTGGATAAGTCAAGCCAATTTACACCTTTTTTTATTTCAAAATCTAAAGGTACATTTAACTCGCAGTCATACCTATGTAGTAGTTGGTCCTTTACATTGGAAAATCCTGTCTTGATTATACTAATCGCATGATGTATCTCATCAGGATGAACATCTAGTATAACCGAATCATGTACAGTATTTATGATTAAACTTTTTAAGTTTCTTTTTCGTAGCAATTCCCAAACATTTATACATGCTATAGGAACTATATCAGCAGTAGCAAAACCTTGAACAGGATAGTTTTTTATAGCTGTAGCTTGTGTAGTAGAGCCGTCTTTTCTTCTATACACATTAGGAAAATAATATTCTCTACCACTCGGTAGCTTAACCATATTTGTTTTGTACGCCCTATCTTGTAAATATTTATGCCACTCTGCAATTTGTTTATACTTCTTTAAAAACTTTTCATAGTACTCCCTTTCTTTTTTCTTGCCCATCATTCCTCCATATAGAGGTTTGAATGTATGTGCTTTGGCAGTTTGCCTATCGCAACCTATAATATCTGCAGTGTATTGATGAACATCTATTCCGTCTGCTATATCTTGCATACCTTGTTCATCTTGTGCCAAAAATACTGCAGTCCTAAATTCTAATTGTGCAAAATCTACTTCTAATATTTGGCCATTCTCCCACCTAGACTGTATAACTCTTTTTACAGGGAACTTATCACCTCTAGGCATATTTTGAAAGTTAGGCTTAGAACTTGATAGTCTTCCTGTAGCAGTTATGTGTTGATTAAAAGAAGGATGTAGTATATTATCGTGATTAGTATTATCTCTTATGCCTGTTATAAAAGTATTAAGATAAGTTTCTAATGCACCAAACCTTACAATGCAATCTATAAACTCTTTTAAAGAACCCTCTGCGTATACTGCAATTCTATTTAAAGTTTCTTTGTCTGTTTTAAAACCACCTTGTGCTGTATCTTGAACACTGTTAGCTTTCCAATTAAATCCTGCCCTAGCTTCTGTATCAATAAATAGCATACCTTGTCCATTACATTTAGAACACTTAGACATTTTAGAAAAAGGACTACCATCTTTTTTTATTCTTCTTATGTGACCAACACCATGACACTCAGTACATTGTTGTGCTATTGTTTTAAACACAGGGTCTGTATACTTATTTACTAACTCATGAAATGCTCTGTCATTTATTCTAGGTCTTCTCTTTGCTCTCTTTGTTCTTTTATCTATACCAATATTAAACATGCTAGTCCAAATACTTTTGTCCTGTACTTTTCTTGAGTAGATAACCTTAGATAAATCTTCTGTAGAGGATAAGTTTATTTTAGTATCACCCATAACTTGTGCAATAATTTTTTCTATCTTATGTTTTAACTTATAATATTCTTGTGTTAGTTCTTTCTCAACACCATTTAAATCTTCTAAGTTAATATAGTTTCCATTACATTCCATAGAAATTAAAACCTGTAGAAAATCATTCATCAAATCTCTAGTAGGAAGTAATCCTTTGTTAGCATGTAGATTATAAAATCTTACTTGTGTAAGATATAACTCTTTTGTAATCTTAACATCTTGTCTTCCATAAGTTTCTAAATGTTCTAATGGAATCTCATCAATACCATAGCCTTCATCCATATAGGTAGCTAGTATATCAGATTTTAAACTAATGTTATGTCTTCTACAACATTCTTTTAAGGATAAAGATTTATCTTTGTGACCTCTCATAATAATATATTCTGCTAACATAGTATCATAAAGTTTACCATTATAAGTAAACCCAAACTCATACATCCATGACATATCAAACTTTAAATTATGACCTATGATTAAAGTAGATTCATCTAATATCTTTTGAACTTTGTTTTTATTTTCTTTTATCTTCTCTACATCTTTTACATCTTTGTGATAAAAGAAATAGTAGTCATCATTAATACCAATACTTACTAATCTATTCTCATAGTTAAAAGGTGAAGGGTCTCCCTCTTTACTTACTGTTGTTTCTATGTCTAATGTTGTTATCACTTAATATCCTTTCTATGTAAATGAAGTGAATTGAGATAAGGTGGGAACTAATTGTACTTGGAACTCCCCGTGGTCTCCTGTCAGTTTATTCTTTGAGATTGTTATTTGTCGTACACATGCTTCATTAGGATTTTCTTCACCCTCGTCTAATTTTCCTATACCTATGATAACATCTGCTTCAGCAGCTTTGCCTGTCTTGGAGTTTGCCATAACATTAAAACTTAATCTCTCTCTACCATGTGCCTCGGCTGAAGCTTGAGATAAACCTACAACTAATACATCATGTCTTTTAGCAATCTCTCTAGCCTGTCTATATACTTCACCTAGTTTTTCATGAGAAGAATTATACTTGCCTGTGATATTAACTTTATCTAATTGGTCTATAATTAATATATCTACATCATGCTCTTTACAATATGTGTTTAAGTCTTCCATATTCATATCAACACTATCGTGAGTATATATATATGATTGTATCTCATTCCATCTATCTTTTGCTAATTGTCTACTACCATTTAATATTTGTTTTTTATTAAGATTACTACACGCATTTAACATTCTCATTTGAGTTCTAATCGCAGGTTCTTCATTACAAAAAATATGTACATTCTTTTTTTGCCATGCAAATCCACCTTGACTTGCCACCATGCTTACCCAAAAAGCAGTCTTGCCACTCTCAGGTCTAGCAAAAACAATCATAAAGTTTCCTCTACCTATGCCGTCTGTAGCATTATCTAATGCATGTATATTAAACTTAAACTCTCTTTGTTGATTGACTGCTTCTATTATCTCATCAACATCCCTAGTAACAGAAGTATCATCTACACTATCAAAATATTCTTCATCAATAGTTTCTAAAAATCTTTGTACTTCTTTAAAAGAATGTTCGCTAGGATTATTACCTATAGATATACATAGCCTTGACATCTCATCTGCTTTTGCGGATTTGTACATACTCTTGATAGCATTTTCTACAACACTTTCATTCATGTCTTGAATACGTTCTATCCTACTAATTAATTCTTTGATGTTTTTTTCTGATTGAAAACTTTGATTAGCAAAGTAAGTTTCAAAATAACTTATTCTTAAATCACTAATGCTTATTTCTTCTATCCCAGGATTGTCTTCGTATATTTTAGATATGGCTTTGTATATATCTCTACCACCATTACTAAAAAAAGAATCTGATACAATTTTTCTTACTCTATCAAATATTGTTTTCTTTAAAATTATTTTTAATACATATAATTTTAAGTTCCCGTCTTCCATAATAACCTTTCTATCTTACACATGTAAGATTTAATATTCTAACTCTAATAGTCTTGCTTCCATTTTGCATTTTGTAATTTCTAATTGGGTCAATGCTTCTTGTTCACAATCTATCTTTGTATTTTGAATAGGCTCTAACTCTTCAATAACTATTTTGTCTTTTGGTTTTTCTCTATTAAAGGATAGTGCACAGGAACTAATGACAAATGTCAATAAAAATATTAATCTCATATCTTACTCACAACACTAACTATAGGCTTGTCTTCAAAGGATTCTGAATCAAAATATTTATCTCTATGTACTCCATTTTGTTTTAGTAAACACCTAGCTGAATCTTTTATTACTTCTTCAAAACTAATTTCAGGGTCATAGTCTACTATGTTTGTAAAGTCTGAACGATAACCTGTTTCACTAAAAGGTAATTGATATTCTTTTTTTCTTTTGCCTGTCACAATACTAACCCCGCTAGTCTTACATCTTTTATTGTCTTCAAAACTAATGGTATCATCATCCCCTAAATCTTCTAATGCTTTATTGTGATAGGTAAGGCTATACATTATTGTAGCTTTATTATATATATCATCATACCTCTCACACCCTATACCTACTATCGTAGCCACTCCCATAATATCTACTACATATCTATTTTTTTCTCTGTCAAATAATCTCATTCGTTTCCTTTCTATTCATACTTGTGTGTTTTGTAATATTCTTCATACATTTTTTTTGTTGCCCTGTCGCAGTCAAAAACTTTCATCTCATAATCTTTAGCTTGTACATAGCTTAAATCAATCTTATCCACCAAACTGTTTCTATGTCTATTCTCATAGGCATCAGGATTTAATTGTTTTTCCATAGTATTTACAGGCGTGTCCCAAGTTTCCCAAAACTTTTTATTCTTCTCAGATATTTTAAATCTGCCACCTCTACTACCTTTCTTGTAGTGTCTTTCTAATATTATATTATTAAACATAGGCACTAGGTAAATTTAATACTAAGTAAAATATAAAAGCAGTTACTATAAGTATTGAAATTATTAAGGCTTTAAAGTCTTGCATATATCTACACTCCATTTCTTTAATTCTTCTACACTATAATTCTTTAAATCTTTATCTATCATTTCTACATAAGTAGGAACATGATAAGACAAGGCATCTTTAATCTTAAAACTTTTTTCTGTTGCATCTTTGTCTAGGCAAACAAAACATCTGTCTACAATACTAGCTATTGGTGATATAAATTCTTGCTTTAAACTCGTACCCATAATAGCAATACCTGTTAGATTAGCCATGGCTACTTTACAGGCTGAGACACAATCCTCTACTACAATCCCGATATATTTATTTGTACCTACCACGAAAGGTAAATGACAGGTATTATATTTATACCACTTAGGGATTATGTCATCAGCCAACCCACGCCCAACCGCACCAACGATTTTCCCATAATCCTCTATGAGAAAAACTATCCTGTTTTGCTTAACATCATACATTAATCTTGCATCAGTATTTTGCAACTCATACTTATCAATGTATTGTCTAGCTTTATTATTACCATAAATGGTCACAAACTCTTTTGGGATATTAAATTCAGTAGGGGTAGAAAAAACCGAAACATCCCTACTGTCCATAAAAGTTTCTAAATCATCCACAGTCACACCATTGTTAGACATACCTTTTGCCTCACAACTAGAATGAAAACAGTTCCACACCAACTTACCATTTTCATTTCTAACTGATAGTGTGTTTCTATTTAAACAGAACAAGCAATCACCTCTGTAGCTACCACCCTTTTCTACATTAAGAGTTTGGATTGCTTTTAATTGGTATTGATATTCCATTACAATTTACAGTATACACTTTTTTAAAAGCATGTCAACAAAAAAATTATGCTTGACAAATTTGCATAAGTATGATAACATATGGTTGTCCTTGGGGGGATATATATCTACTACACACATGCGAAATTTAGAAGTTATTTTCATTAGCCAATGATACATAAGTTATTTCTCTATCAACTTCTGTAACATATAAAGGTGATGTTAACCCCTCTAATAGATACTTTTCCTTTGCTTCCTCACCATTTTCTGCGTCTACAAAATATTTCTTAGTGACAGTTTCTGTAACATAAACCACATACTTTTTTCTTTCCATTATAATATCCTTTCTTTTCTAACTTGTTCAATGAGAGTATCTTCAATATCTTTTTTCATTGTTTCTAAATACTCATCATCAATTATGTACTTGTCATCTTCAAAGTTAATATCTTCTAACCAACTACCATGCCCTTCACAAACAAAACACTCTTCCCATTCATCATATCTAGGTTCAGGGCATATAGGTATCTTACCCTCACCACTACATTCAGGACATTCTATTTTTCTTTTTTGTTTCATTTACATCTTCCTTTCATTCTTTTTTTTATTATACTATATCTTTTCTTTTGTATTATTCTTTTTTTATCTAGTCTTTTTTGTTTATCTGTTTTCATTTTAATTATACTAAACATATTATATTTAGTTTGTCAAGTAAAAAATGTACCATAATGTCACATCTGCTTTGTTGAAATAACACTTTCATTTCTCTAAAACAACACTATAATTTATATAATGACAGGGGGTGAAATTATGAATGTTTTTAGTACTACTCAAAAATCTATCAACTTTTTTCTTAATATGTTTCATAAGTATACTACTGATGAAGACAGTATCAGAAAGTTTGTCGAAGTCGAATTTAGACCTGATGACAGGCAGTGGGCTTTCGACCAAGTTAAGACCGAAAGGCACACAAAACTGAAATAATGGATGATTTTTTTCCATTCTAAGACGCATACAAGGGGTCTTTATTGACCCTCGTGTGTCTTTCTATGGGGTTAAAAATCAGTATAAAATAATTGTCCATGTTTTCTCATTTCTATTAATGCCTCTACACTAGCTTCTAGGAATTGTAGCTTTTCGTATTCTTCATCATTCCATTCATCACCATTGACCCATTTCTTTTTGGCCTCGTCTGCTTTCTCTTTAGCATATTGTATATATTCATCTATGTAATAGACTGCCATTACTCTTCTTTCTTTTCAAAAGTATTTAGTTTGACCTGTGATTGTTTATCAAATGCTTCTGCCACCTCTAAATCTTTTGTATACTTATCCACATATTCTGCTTTAGCTTTTTGCATTTGTGCCACCTCATCCATTGTTATATTAGATATTTTATTATTTAAATATTGATTCTTCTCAGCCCAATTATCTAACCTCTCTAAATATAATTGTTCTCTAATTCTTAA